ACAGTGCACAGGCAGGTGTAAATCTTCCGCCTATGCACCCGTTCTGCCGTTCTACAACGCTCCCTGTTCTGCCGAGCGAGGAGGATCTTGATAAAGAGCTTGCCGGGCTTTACGACCCTAAGACCAGGCAGATATACACACCGAATACCGACAGCCACGCTAAAATTGATGATGCGGGCTTGCAAAGCGGCGATGAGGGTGATATAATAACAGAAAAGCGTCAAAAGTCCGGTAAAGGCAGAGGCGGAAATCCATATCACGCCGCAAACGGTAAGTTTACAAATGCGCCAGGCGGGAAAACAAGAGAGAAAATCAAGGAAATCAAGGTTAATGATGATGGCACGGTAACAACCGTTTCGGAGGTATTGCCTAAAACAAAATATGCGCCGTCACCGGAGAGAAATCACAAAGGCATACAAGTGAGCCAAAACAGATACGGTAAATTGTGTTCAGCATTTAAGGAACGCTATCCTAACGCTACCAAAGGCTCAAAAGGCGTAATTTACGACGATAAGTATGCGTATAAAGCTGAAGCGGATGATAAAGGCGGAATCATTATAACTCATAAACGAATATTGAAGTAGGTGACAGGCAGATGAATAAAAGTAAATTTGAAAAATATAACACTCCTTTTCAGCGATTGTTACGAAATATGTTTGCTGATAGTATAAAAGACGAATGGAAAACGAATGAAGAAAGAGACTTATTTGATAAATTTTTCTTTTTGCTCGGTGCGGCGGAACAGTACGAGGTTGAAGAAGAAATGACTGAGTATATTAAGGTTCATCCTGATGTAACTATTGACGAACTGGACAATTATTTTGAAGAAATTGTTCCTCCGGGCTTACCTCCCTGCGCTTCTGAATGGGAAGATGACGAGGACGAAGAATGAAACTGAATTATGATTGCGTTCGCAGTGTACTGCTTACTGTTGAGAAAAGCAAGACAATTGACGAGGAGCTTAATTTAAATCCGCTGACGGTTGAAACGATATTTGAACAGCTCCCGAAGTATGAAGATAATGAAATTCTTTATACGATAGAGAAGCTGAAAGAAGCCGGATATATAAATGCCGCTCTTCAATTTGCGGCGGGACATTTTATAGACGGCGCTGTAAGCAGTACCACATACAGCGGGCATGAGTATCTTGACAATATCCGTGAGCCTGATGTGTGGAGAAAGGTAAAGGCGATGCTGAAAAATGCAGGTGCAACCACACTGCCGCTTATTTCGCAGGCGGCGCAAATGCTAATCGGCAGTCAGCTTACTGTAAATTAAATATGACGACCGCTCTTAACAAGGGCGGTTTTCTTATACCCGTGTGCAATCGATTGCGCCAAACTTAATAATTTTACCGCCCCTTTTGGAGCGGTATTTTTATACCCAAAATCAAAGAAAGCGAGGAAAAGCAATGGAACCCGAAAAGAAAACTCTCGAAGAGGAGAAGAAGCTTGCTCCCGCAGCGGAGCAGAAGGACGAGCCCAAGCCCGAAGAGAAGCCCGCCGAAAACAAGCAGACGGACGATAACGGCATGGCAGAGAAGACACCGGTAATAAACAAACAAACCGCATAAAAATGCGGTTTGAAAGAAATATGGTCGAGGTGACAAGATTTGAACTTGCGACCTCTGCGTCCCGAACGCACAAACAAAATGCTTACAAACGGCTTTACTATGCGAAATACAAATTTTCTGACACCCCCATTTGACACCCCTACTTATTAACTTATACTCTCAAGGTACTCGTCCAGCTTTGATATACTCTTACGCTTGTACTTCTCATCCAGATGCGTATATATAGACATGGTAGTAGATATATCGGCATGCCCGGCTTGCTCTTTTGCTGTAAGTACGTCTACACCCGCCATATATAGCATGGTGATAAAAGTATGCCTGAGCCAGTGCGGAGTGATACGAGGTATCAAAAACGGCTTTTCTACGGGCGAGTGCTTTGACGGGCGTTTCCCGCCTGTCTGCATACAACCGGACCAGTCGCCGTATTTTATGTTTAGATCTGCGAGATAGCTATCCCACAGCCTGCGCCACGCTGTATCGGTCATCGGTGTGCCTTTTACTGTCGGGCATACCAGGCCGAGAGGATCATGTGGTGTGCTCTGCAGGTAACTGATCAGCTTGCGAGGGATATACACGGTCCTTGTGGCCGCATCTGTTTTACCGCCCTGCTTTATGTGTGGCAAGCCTTTTATTAACTCCACAGACTTTGCGACCGATATTGTACCCTCATCAAGATTGATGTCCTGCCAAGTCAGAGCAAGCAGCTCACCTCTGCGCAGGCCAGCATACATCATGATCATGGCGGCCGTCTGAGCTCTGTGGGGCGTATCGGTTATCCAGGACTGCTCTTCTTCCGTCAGAGCTCGGCGGGTAGACGATTCCGCCGACTTTGGTATCTTGACTGCTTCGGCGCAGTCATAGTCAAGTACACGGTTTTGTATTGCAAGCTTTATGATCTGACTTGCCGTGTTGCGTATCTCGATAAGCGTTTTCTTTGCATACGGTTTTCCGGTACGCTCTGACGGCTCTGTGGCACAGTCAATTATAATGTCCTGGATGTCTGTAGCTTTGATTTTCGAGATGTTCATCGAGTACAGCGGTTCAAGGTTTTTGTACCGAGCACAGTAAGTGACATATCTTCCTGCCGATACTTCTATCTTTTTCAGCTTCAGCCATTTCTCGCCCCAGTAGCCGAAAGTATCACGGTCGGCCGTGAGGTCAAGACCTTTGTTCAGCTTTGTTTTCAGTTCCTGTACTTTTTGCTCAAGCTCTTTTGCGTTTGTAGCGTACACATACTTATACTGTTTCTTGCCGTTCTTGGTGCCAATGTACACCTTAGACTGCAAGCGCCCGTCATCACGGGCTTTGTTTTTTATCCGTGCCATTTTGACCTCCTATGTACCCGCCTTTAGTGGCATGAAATATTCATATATTTGCGTTTTTACCGTAGAATATTTTACCGCTTTCCAAGTTCTTTTTGTAATAGCAGGATTTAGAACGGATTATATCCGGGTGCAAGCACTTTTTAGCATCTGAACACTTCAAATATAATCCGCAACATCCAAAATGCTCTGTTGGCTCAAATATTCTGACATTCTCATCAGTAATAAGTTCAGCAGCTTTTACAGCTTCGTTTTGTGTGTGGAATGTACATTGTATGAAATTCTGAGGGCTTTTCAGCAATTTTGTACCTGCAGGAGATATTTCAAACGTATCATAAACTCTTTTATTGCAAGAAATTACCGTGAATTTTGTATTCACTTTGAAGAAAAGACATTTTTCAAAATAGACTGAATACCCGGTAAGTTTGTCCTTGCTTTTGTTTTCTTGTATGCTGAAAAGCCCGTTTGAACATTTCCATTTTGCTGAAACTGTGACTATTATGTTTTCTAAAGTAGTTTTACAATCTAAATCTTCGGGTTCATTTTCAAATAATGCTACCTGCTCTATCATAACTGCACATCCTTTTCTTTTAGTATCATAATCGGATAGCCTTTGCTTCTGAGTTCAATTGCTTTCTTCGCCTTAGTGCCATAAGTTCCGCAAGCCCAACTCTCAGAACCTTTTTCGCCTATAAGAAGAATGTCGGTTTTTCTTGTAACGCTACTAACTACCGTAGCACCTATTTCAGACAATCTTTCTTGTACTTCTTGCTTACTCCCATAATCGAAATCGCCGGTCAGACAGATAGACTTGTTGCTAAGCTCTACATCAATGGCACCTATTTCTGCATTAAGCGGATTGATTTGTGCTTTGAAAAAATCGAGGAGATAATCGAGCTCAGATTGCTCTATTATTCCGTCCTCGATTACTTTCCAGATTGCGTTATTTATAATGTCGAATGGGTAATTACCTGCAAGCTGTTCGTTATTGTTCATCCATTCTTCAAGTCTTAACAGTTCTTCTTGTGTCAGAATGTTATCGCAGGTTATGCCTATCAATATGCCGTGCAATGTTTGTAACCCTTTTGTGATAGGATTCAACACTCTTTGTTTTGGCGGCTTTATTTCAAGTACAAGAACGGAGTGATTTTTTAATGCTGTAATTAAGCTGTGAGTATAGTAGCAGTCTGCAAGAGCTCTGTGATGCACACCGCTATCTTTTATCCCGAGCTGTATTATCATATCTTCGAGTTTGTGGCTGACATCGGGGTATTCTTGCTTGCACACAGCTAAAGTATCATATGTATCATTTTTAAAATCAAGCCCACAAGCAACGCATTTTTTACTGATAAAATTAGCGTCAAATGCAATGTTATGTCCTACAACAGTGTCATTGTTGATAAATTGCAGAAAATCAGATAGGGTGTCGTCAAGCTCTTTTACATCTGCTAACATATCATCAGTTATGCCGGTAATCTGAGAAACAGTTTTCGACAACGGCTTGCTCGCTTTTATGAGCTGAGAAAATTCAGCAACGACTATGCTATCACGAATACGCAAAGCACCGATTTCAATGATATCGTCCTTGTCCGGCGATAGGCCTGTTGTTTCAATGTCTACTATTGTGTAGTCGTTCAGTTCCTGTATGTTCATTGTTGCACCTCATTTTCACAATCTCCAACAAATTTTATATCAGAATACAAATGACCTCTGTTTATATGTTTTAATTCATGTTTTAAAGCTAACTTTTGTTTAGCAGGGCACTTGTTCTGATTTATAAAGACAATGTAATCACCATTTTTTACTACAGTTACACCGTTGACGGAAGACGGTAAATCTACTGTATAAATATAAACGCCGTCAATATCACACTCAATTCTCAATTATCATCACCTTCAGACAACAATGCTTCAATTATTTTCGCAGCTTTTTCTACATCTTTTTTAGTGGCATTTTTGGTAAGTGAAAATATCATCCTAAGCTCCGGACGGGTTTTTAGTTCTTCGAGATATTCAGTGAGTTCCTCGTCATCATTAACAAGAGCGTCCGATGAATCTTCATTCCAACCCATTAAGTAAGCAGGAGTAGTGCTGAGTGCATTAGCAATCAGCTCAATCCTATCAGAAGGAATGTTAGTAATAATTCCTTTCTCGTATTTATAAATGTTTTGCTTGGTCGTGTTAGCTTTTTCGGCAAGTTCTCCTTGCGATAATTTAGCTTCTTCACGAAGTAGTTTTATTTTTTCGCCTATAGTCATTTTTGTCACCCCCCCTTGTATATATTATATACTTAATACGGTAACTTGTCAAGACAAAAAAGTTAAAAAAAGTGTTAAAAGTGTCTTGACAAGTTACAAAATGCGTGATATAATCAAAGTAACTTAAAAAGTTACGGAGGTGAGAACGTGGTAGACACAAATAAGTTAAGAGCTATGTGGGTAGCAAAAGGGCTAAGGCAGGCTGATGTGGCAAGACTGATTGATATGTCAGAAAGAACATTTTCAAGAAAAATGAAAAGAGGCATATTTGGCAGCGATGATATGGAAAAGTTAATAGACGCTTTGCAAATATCTGAGCCTTGCTCAATTTTTTTTGCCAACAAAGTAACTTGTAAAGTTACTAAGATGTAAAACAACAGAAAGCGAGGTGAGTTCATGAAGCCGCTGACGATAAACGTTGACACAAGCGCCCTTGACGAGGCAGAAGAAAAAGTGAGCCGCTTACTCTCTTTACTTAAAGAAGCAAAGGAGATCATCGGCTCGCTTAAGGTAGAAGATTAAATCATAAGACACAAGAAAAAAGAGGTACATAATGGCAAGCATTAAGACGCAAGTACGCAACTGGGACTTCTTGCCCGTGATGCTGTCGCAGGAGTACCTTGCAGGGCTTATGGGTATCACGATACCGGAAGTCACAAGGTACTGCAGACTGGGCAAGATACCCGGTGCAAAGAAGGTAGGAAAGTACTGGTTCGTTGAGAAATCAGTGCTAAGGAATTATATGGAGGGTTAAATCAATGGCAAAGAAAATCTACAGCGTAGAGATAGACACCAGCGCCTATGCCTACGAAATATTCCATGCAGACACACTCGCCGAGTGTGAGGAACTCATAAAAAGTCGAGGACTTCTCGAAGATGAAGATATCGGCGAGGTCAGAGTAGCTTTGTTATCGGTGCAGGACGATGGAGAAATAAACTGCGAAAAACTGTACAAGTGTGAAAAGACATGGAAAGTTGATGAAAAGCAGAGAGCTGTGCCGATTATCGCATATAGTGAGGTGACCGCATGATGAAGAAACAAGTTATCCTGTACATACTCGCAAGGGCAGTACAGGCAATTGTAACGGCTCTTGCGTGCAACATAACAGCTCTGCTGTTTATGGATGTGGCATATCAAGAGCGTGGATACCTCGCAATCGGCGGCGAAATGCTTCCCGTTGCAATAGTCGCTGTTGCGGTCTGGTACGGGCTGGGATGGCTTATGAAGGTATGGTATAGGGATATGATAGGAGGTGGACATGATGACAGACCTTGAAAGGCTCGCCAAAGAAGCCACCGATCACGGCATGAGCTACGGCGAGTATGTTGCCTGGAAGGCGAGAGCCACAATTGAGCAACAGCAAAACTACCGCCGGGCAAGGCAGGTTGCGGAGCTGAACAGAAAGAGAGGACAAAGAGTAGACAAGCCGTTAATGACTATTGACGCAAGTCCTAGATATGCGCTGACAGCAGCACATATTGTCAAGTATTATAGCGGAAATAATTTTTCGTCTGTAAAAGAGCCGTTACATACAGTCACAACCAAAGAACGGCACGCCCTTGTAGAAAGCCATTTGTGCATATTGCGTAATAATCAGGATTGCAAGTCAATCGAAGAACCTTTGCCGACAGAATGCACAAGTGCAGGGCATTTTGCGTTAATCAGTACAATGGTAGTCAGATATAACTCAAATTGTCCCCTTAATCATTGGTCAAAAATACGGATGATGCTGAATAAATATTGCGGATATAATCTTGCAGACAATGAGCTACTGCTGTTATTGATTAACGGTAACTATTATTATATAGCTGACATAGGTATGAGAATGCTCGAACCCCGTGAACTATACAGAGCACAGGGTTTTCCTGATGACTATATAATCGACTTTGATGTAAACGGTAAAAAATATAGCCGCTCGGCGCAAATTGCGAGATGTGGTAACGCAGTGCCTCCGCCGTTTGCAGAAGCATTAGTGCGTGCCAATCTTCCCGAGATGTGTAATAAAAAATACAGCAGCATGGAAGAAATAAAACAAGAGGCTGCCGTATGACCTGCTCTCACTGCGGCAAGACCGCAGAGCAAAATAACAACTGGGTATTATGCCCGTACTACAAATATGCACCGGTGTGTATGACGCACTGCTACAGCGACTGTAAAAGGTTTGATATGGCGGTCGGGAAGTGCGTATACACGCTTAGAAAAGCAGAAAGGAACGGTAAAAAGTAATGCCGGAAATAAAAACGCATTGGAAATTGCTTACGAACCCGAATTATCTCGGAGCGTACTCGCTTCCGAACGGTCAGGACATAGTAGTCATAATTGATTATGTCCGTCGAGAAGAAATAGTAGGCGTAAACGGTAAAAAAGAATATGAGGTAGTGGCGCACCTCAAAAACGGTCAGAAACCGTTTATACTGAATAAGACAAATATGAAGCAGATACAGAAACTGTATAACGCTCCGTACATAGAAGACTGGGCAGGACGTGCTATTCAGGTATATTTTGATCCGACGGTTGTGTTTGCAGGAAAAAAGGTCGGCGGACTGAGAATACGTCCGACAGTACCACAGATAGCTCAGACCGAAAGGACTTGTGCCGACTGCGGAAAAGAAATAGCAGGAAACGGCAAATTCTCTGCCGAGCAGATAGCTCAGATGTCATACGATAAGTACGGCAAAAGTCTTTGCTGGGACTGTTCACTGGCAGAAAAACAGAAGATCGAAAGCAGAAAAGCACCCGATGCATTAGGAGGTAACGCATGAAAACAACAAAAATCAAGATCAAAAACTTATTTGGCATATCGGAAACCGAGCTTGACGGACAGTCGGTTGAGATAACCGGTACGAACGGCGCAGGCAAGACATCTGTAATTGACGCTATACGCTATGCGCTGACAAACCGCTCCGACCGCTCTTTTGTTCTCAAAAAGGGTGAGAATGAGGGCGAGATCATCATAGAAACCGACAGCGGATTGTACATAGACCGCAAGAAGAGAAGCGGACAGGCAGATTACAAGTCTATCAAGGAAGGCGGACGAGATGTTCCTGCTCCCGAAAGTTTCTTGCAGTCGATATTCACACCGTTGCAGATAGATCCGGTCAGGTTTATCGCTCTCCCCGAAAAAGAGCAGAACAGAATAATCCTTGATATGATAGATTTCGACTGGGATCTGAACTGGATAAAGGAACAGTTCGGTGAGATACCGATCGGCGTTGATTATCAGCAGAACATTTTACAGGTACTCTCAGACATTCAGAGCGATCACGGCAATTATTTCATTGAAAGACAGGATATTCAGCGTGAAATGCGCCATAAGCGGGCGTTCATCGAGGATATAGCAAAAGACATACCCGAACATTTTGACGCTGAAAAATGGGACAAATATGATGTTGGCGGCGTATATGCAAAGATAACGGAAGCACAGCGCAACAACAATCTTATCGACCGTGCAAGAGCTTTTATGGACAGCTATAACAACAAGGTAAGGGGCTATGAAGCCGAAAAGGAAATAGAGCTTACAAACGAAAAGAACCGTATTTCCGCCGAAAAGGAAAGCCTTATCGCTGAGATTGAGCGCAAAAAGGCGGAGATAAAGGCGGCTGAGGAAAAGCTCGGTACATTCGATACAATCTATGCGGATAAGCTGGCGGTCGCTGAAGCTACCTACCGTGAAAAGATAGCAAAGCTTGACGGCGATATGAAAACAGCGCAGGACTGCCTTTCAAAAGAGCGGATAGACACATCAACGCTTGAAGCTGAGGTAAAGACAGCAGAAGCGATGAAAAAGCATCTGAACGAATATAATCGTATGGTTAATATGGAATCAGAGGTCAAGGCGCTAAAAAACAAGGCGGACAAGCTGACAGAGAAGATAGAGCTTGCACGCAGTCTGCCGGGTATGATACTTGAAAATGCAACGATACCGATTGAGGGCTTTACAGTTGAAAACGGCATACCTCTTATTCACGGCTTGCCTGTCAGCAATCTTTCCGAGGGTGAAAAACTGAATCTTTGCATTGATGTTACCGTTTCAAAGCCCAACGCATTACAGCTGATACTTATTGACGGCACAGAAAAGCTCAGTACCGAGAACAGACAGCATCTGTACGAAAAGTGCAAGGAAAAAGGCTTGCAGTTTATCGCTACAAGAACAACGGACGGAGAGCTGGAGGTAAACTACTTATGATAGAAGTAAACTCGGAAAACTATTTCAGCCATGAGATGAACAGAAAGTACATGGGCTCATCTCAGTTCAAGGCATTTAAGAAATGCGAAAACTCGGCACTGGCTGAACTTAACGGAGAGTACGAGAGGGAGGTTACAACTTCTCTCCTTGTCGGCTCTTACGTTGACGCACACTATGAGGGGACGCTCGACATTTTCAGAGCGCAGCACCCTGAGATATTCACACGAAACGGCGATCTGAAAAGCGAATACAAGCACGCAGAAACTATGATACAGCGTGCAGAAAGAGATGAGCTGTTTTCAAGGTATATGGCAGGCGAAAAGCAGGTTATTTTCATCGGTGAGATAGCCGGTGTGCCGTATAAAATCAAGGTTGACAGCTATCATCCGGATAAAGCGATAGTTGATCTGAAGTGTGTTAAGGACTTTGACGAGGTGTATAACTCTGAGTTTGGAGCATGGCAGCATTTCATTGATTACTGGGGCTATGACATACAAGGTGCGATCTATCAGGAAATCGTAAGGCAGAATACAGGCAAAAGCCTGCCGTTCTATATAGCGGCGATAACGAAACAGAAGCCTGAGCCCGACTTGCAGTTATACTACATACCGCAGGAAAATCTTGACGAGGCGCTCTTTACAGTAAGGACTTTATCGCCACGTTACAAGATGATAAAGGAAGGTAAACTGACACCTCTGAGGTGTGAAAAGTGCAATTACTGCCGTCACACTAAGGTGCTTTCGGAGATCATAAACTACAGGGACGAGATAATCGACAGTAATATTGAGGACATGGAGGACTAAATGTACAACAAGGCAATTCTTATGGGGCGTATCGTAAACGACCTTGAACTTAAAACCACGCCGTCAGGCGTATCTGTGCTGTCGTTCAGAATAGCGGTTGACCGCAGATTTCAGACAAAAGGCGAAGAAAAAAAGACCGATTTTCTTAACATTGTTGCATGGCGTAACGAAGCGGAATTTATATCAAGATATTTTGCTAAGGGACGTATGATACTCATTGAGGGCGAAATTCAGACGAGAAGCTATCAGGACAAGAACGGCAATACAGCATACGTTACCGAAATAGTTGCTGACCGTTCGACATTCACGGGTGAGAAGAAGGATAGCAGTTCTTCCGGTACGACAGGTTATACGCCCGCACCTGCGGCTGCTTCGTATAATGCACCAACCACTCCGGCAAGCTCGGCAGTAGTAGCACCCGATGACGATGATGATTACCCATTCTAAGATACAAGAGAGGTAAAAGCCAATGACGATAGATGACATTGAAAAGTTAAAGCCGGTCGAGGAATTTACGAAAGAAGATTTTCTTACCGGACTTGAGCCATATCAATACTGCTGTGCTTTTATTGATGATCCATTCGAGTTTGAGCGTGCAAAGGCAAGGGTGACCGAGCGGGCGGCAGAGCTTAAAATCAGAAGCTTTATGACCCTGCTCGGCAACTATTGCCGAAAATACGAGAAAAATCTTTCGGAAACCTTTACAGCTACAAACTTTCCGCTCCAGCCAGTACAGCTTATCTGCGGTAATTACATCTGCGACTATACCGGAGTATCACTTGACGGCGAAACTGTCTGCCCACATCCGATTATGCCGATAATGCGACTTTGCAATATCGACACGGGTGTTGAGAAGATAAAAATAGCTTATTCGAGGGGCGGAAGAGCGTTCCGCTATCTTATCGTTGACCGGAAGACAATATCGTCAGCAAACAAGATCGTTGACTTGTCAGACAGCGGTATAGCAGTGACAAGCGAAAGTGCAAAGGCACTTGTAAAATACTTTGCAAAAATCGAACAGCTTAACCCTGAACTGCTCCCCGAAACCGAATGCGTTACTCGCATGGGCTGGATTACGCAGGCAGACGAACAGCTTGATTTTGCGCCGTATATCGACAGCATAGCGTTTGACGGCGAAGCAGAGTATAAGAAGCATTATGACAGCGTAAAAGCGGTAGGAGATGTTCGCAAGTGGTATGAGGTGATATATCGTAATATCCGCTTGAAGTCGGTAGCGGCCAGAATGGTCTTTGCTTCCTCGCTTGCATCTGTACTTGTAAAGCCGCTCGGCTGTAACTGCTTCTGGGTACATCTCTGGGGCGAAACGGAAAGCGCAAAGACGGTTCTTGCGATGACAGCGGCAAGTATATGGGGCAATCCCGAAATAGGCGATTACATCATGACTTTTAACGCTACAACCGTCGGAATGGAAAAGACAGCAGCATTTTATAACAATCTGCCGTACATACTGGACGAACTGCAGATTATCAACGACAAGCGAGATCTGGACAATCTGATATATATGCTGACCGAAGGCTCAGGTAGAAGCAGAGGCAACAAGCTCGGCGGACTTGACGCAGTCCCGAAATGGAAAAACGCAGTAATAACAACGGGCGAGCGCCCGATTACAACAGCACGCTCCGGTGGTGGTTCTGTAAACAGAGTTATCGAGATTGAGTGCAAGGAAAAGTTTTTTGATGATCCAAGACACGTTGCAAACACGGTAAAAGCAAACTACGGAGCGTTTGGCAAAATGTTTGTGCAAAAGCTGATAAAAGACGGCTTCGGACACGCTGAGGAGCTGTTTGACAGTTATCAAAAGAAGCTGATAGCCGATTACGACATTATGCAGAAACAGGCACAGAGCGCAGCTCTGATACTCACAGCGGACACGCTGATGTGCGAAATGCTGAACATACAGGAAACGGCGCTGAAAACGGAAGAAGTAGCCGAGTTTCTGAAAACTAAGGCTTCCGTAAGCGTCAATCCGAGAGCGTATGAGCATATATGCAGTTTTGTCGCTTTAAATTCAACACGCTTTATATACAATCCGGACAAACCCGTTGATCAATGGGGTGTCCTTTCGGGCGATAGGCGAGAGGTATATATTGCTGCATCTGTGTTCCGCAAAGCGTGTGAGGACGAGGGTTACAATTCGCAGGCGCTGTTATCGTATCTGCGTGATAACCGCCTTATTGAGATAGACAAAGCGGGCAAAAACACTGTAAATAGGCGGATTAACGGCCTGTGTACACGATGCGTACATCTGACGCTTCCGTCGGAAGATGACGAAAAATACGACGATATAGATTTTTAAGCGTTACACCTGATACACCAAAGTTACACATCACGTGTAACAGCTAAACTGGCTCTGCAAGTGGTTTTGAGAGCAATGTTACACATGTTACACCTTTTTCGGGTATAACGTTATATTCTGTATAAACAATTTTATCATTGTGTTTATATAGATTTTTCCTATAGAAAAATGCGTTTTTAGGTGTAACGGTGTAACAAAGTGTCTTAATCGCAGTCATAGAGCGGTTTCACAGTGTTACACCTATGGTGTAACTGTTGTGTAACAGGTGTAACCGAGAAAGGAGGACAACACGCAGATATATGCAACTATATGACTATCAAAACACTCTGATAGATAATCTCTCACGTTCTTGGCGTGAGGGTTATAAACGACCGTGTATCGTCCTTCCGTGCGGAGGCGGTAAGTCGGTCATAGCGTCAGAGATAGCAAAGCGTACAACAGATAATCATAATCGTGTCCTGTTTATGGTACACAGACAGGAATTGTGCGACCAGATATACAACACATTTAACGGATACGGTGTTGATATGAATTTATGCTCTGTCAATATGGTGCAAACAATATCACGGCACTTGCAGGACGCAGAAAAACCAACGCTTATAATTACCGATGAAAATCATCATTGTGTTGCAAGTACATATCGCAAGGTATACGAAGCGTTTCCGAAAGCGTACTGCGTGGGGCTAACGGCGACACCGGTACGACTTAACGGCGGTGGGCTGGGAGAGATAAACGACAAGCTCATAGAAGGCCCTACAGCAAAGTGGCTGATAGAAAATAACAGGCTTGCACCGTATCGGTATTACGCTCCTGCTCTTGCAGATTGCTCACGATTGACATCACGGTGTGGCGATTACTCAGCGGAAGATGTTGAACTGCTGATGGACAAACCTAAGATATACGGTGATGTCATAAAGTTTTACAATCAGTTATCGGATGGAGGTAAAGCAGTATGCTACTGTGCAACGATAAGGCACAGTACAGCAATGGCACAGCAGTTTTGCGATGCTGGCATACCGGCACGGCATATTGACGGTAGTACGCCTAAAGCAGAGCGTGCACAGGTAATATCAGACTTCAGGACAGGCAAGATTAAGATACTCTGTAACGTTGATCTTATATCTGAGGGCTTTGATGTTCCAGACTGCTCGGTGTCTATACTTCTCAGACCTACGAAGTCATTAACTCTGTACATACAGCAGTCTATGCGCTGTATGCGGTATCAGCCGGGTAAGACAGCTATCATCATAGATCACGTCGGAAACGTACACAGGCACGGACTACCGGACGCAGAACGCAAGTGGACACTTGAACCGAAAGCGCCGACGAAAAAGCAAGCACAAGCAGAGATTAAGATAAAGCAGTGTCCTGAGTGCTATTTTACTCACGAGCCTGCAGATGTATGCCCGAACTGCGGATACGTCTATGAAAAAACACAGCGTGAAATCAAGGAGCAGCAGGAAGCAAAGCTGATTATGATTACAAGTGAGTATCAGGATGTTACTCAGTGCAGAAGTATACAGGAACTATACGCATACGCAAAAATCAAAGGGTACAAGCCCGGTTATGCGTATGTGAAAGCTAAAGAATGGGGTTGGTTCAGATAAAAGAAATAGACATACAGAACAGCATACGCCTTGCGTTAAGCGGAAAGTGCGTTATCTTCCGTGCAAATGTCGGTGTGTTTAACACAGCGGACGGAAGAACAGTATCAACAGGGCTTCCTAAAGGTTTTTCGGACCTGTTTGGATATCGAAAGTCTGATTGCAAGGCGGTATTTATCGAAGTAAAAACGGCAACAGGCAAGGTAAGACCTCAGCAGGAGCAGTTTCTGAACGCTATGAAAGGCTACGGAGCTATCGCAGGGGTATGCAGATCAGCGGAGGAGGCGCTTAAACTGATAGATGACGGCTGATGAGATAATCGAGCTTGCAAAACACAATACACCGCTCCCGGACGATGCAACGCTTACGGAAGGTTTGCTGTATAAATCAATGCGTCTGACGTATGCGGCATTTCGTGAGGGCGAGATAACAAAGGAACAGGGCGCACAAGAGCGCAAGCAGGCAGTAAAACAGTTTGACAAGTACCAGCTGTACGAAAAAGCGTACAAGAACAACGCTAAGCGTGGAAAAGCAATAGGCAAATTGCTTTGCGAGGTAAACAAGCATGGCTGTGAGCTGTGCAAGAGAATGGCTAAAATATATGACGGAAGAGAGGCTCTGAAGGATGATAGGTGACGAGAGTGAGTGCGAAAAGTACATAGCAGAGAATGCTCGGAATGCATCTAACCGTGAGAAACGGCACAATATGAAGTGGCTCGATTTCTACAATTACGAAACGAGCATAAGGCTCAAAAGGCAAAGGAGGATAAGAAATGATTAAGATTGAAAACACAGAGGTTTACGGTTTCGAAGCGGCAATCAGAGGAATGAGAAATCCGATGAATAGTTGGGATAAGAGTGATAGTTTTCACAACTGCAAGAGCAGTGATGAATGCATAGGGGATTGTGGACTTTGGTGCAGTGGGGTTATCGGCAATAACGACTTAACGCTGATGAAACAGCTTGCAAAGTCAGGACCCGTACACGCAAAGTACCGCAGAATGATAACCGTAACGTGTGACATTACAGCTCCGCTCTACTGGTGGAAAGAGTTTGACACTTACAAGGTCGGAACGGTACGCAATTCATGCTCAACAATGCACAAGATACATGCGAAGAAATTTGAGCTTGATGACTTCAGCACGGAGCATTTACTTGCTCAATCGCTGTCAACAATGCAAACGTTAATTTATCATCTGAATGCATATCGACAGCTTTATATCGATAGAAATGACAAGTATTATTGGTGGCAAATGATACAGCTCTTGCCGTCAAGCTACAATCAGAGGGCAACGGTACAGCTTAACTACGAAGTGCTTGCAGGAATGTATTACTGGCGAAAAGAACACAAACTCGATGAATGGCACACGTTCTGCGAATGGGTAGAAAGTCTGCCGTACTCAGAGATAATCACAGGAGGAAACGAAAATGGAGAAAATTAATCATCCAGAACACTACAAAGGCAACAAGTATGAAGCGATAGATATCATCGATGACTATCAGCTTGGCTTTAATCTCGGCAATGCCGTCAAGTACATACTCCGAGCAGGCAAGAAAGGCGATACACTCGAAGACTTGAAGAAGGCTAAGTGGTACATCGAACACGAGATATGCAAGCTGATGAACGAGCAGGAGGAGAAGAAAGAAAAAAACGGCGATTTTCACGCTTGCTATCAGTGCAACAAGTGCTTTAAAAGCGAATGCGTCTTTCAGCCGTGGAAAAACTGGAAAAACGATCCGACACTACTTACGAAAACTACTTGTGGTGCGTGGGAGGCAAAAAAATGAAATCACATATTGCAGGAAGCAGTCTGACGAGCAAGGCAAGTATCGAAGATGCAATCAAGCACGGCGAAATGCAGGAGTTATTTGCATTATATCGTATCTGCATTGCCATTGCCGCTAACGAAGCATTCGGTTTCGGTAATGGCCGTTTGAAGAAGCTGTTTGATACAACAGACGAGGCTATGCAGGTATTTGATGATTATGCAGGCTGTATAGGCGTGAGCAAAGCAAGAGGGTATCTTGATATGGATACAGGCATTACAAAGCTGTTACAGATAGCAGAGAGCAGAAATATAGATCTTGCGTACATCGCAGGTATACGGATTATGGAGGTATAGAAGATGGAAAAGTTTGATAAGTTGAACATCGAAGCGCTTGGTAAAATTATTGATCAGTTTTTGACCGAAAACGAAGTAAATATGCTGATAACGCTTCCGAAAGGATCTTTAGATGCGCAGATACAAGAAAATATAAAACTTGGAAGCGTAATACGGTTTTATATTTTTCTGAACTGCATAAAGCCGATAGTTAATGAATTTGCAAAAGAAGCAGGAATCGACAAGACGTCTGCGGAATGGGAAGGAATCGTTGATAAATATCTTGCTATGATCAAGAAAGAAATAATTGGTGGTGATACATAATGACCGCTAAAGAATACCTATCACGCTATCACCTTGTCAACATACGCATAAATCAGAAGATAGACCAGCAACGACAGCTCAGAGAGCTTGCAACCAACATATCGCCGTCATCGGGCGGAGGACACAGCAGCGGGGTATCGGACAAGGTGGGTATGGCTGTTGCAAAAATTGCAACACTGGAGCAGGAGATAAACGCAGAGATAGACGAGCTTATCCGTGTTAAAGCAGAGATAGAGCATACTATATCGGCAGTGGCTGACGAGCGGTTAAGGCTGATACTAATAGCACGGTACATAAACTGTAAGACGTTTGAGTATATTGCCTGTGAGATGCACTACTCGTATAAGCAGATATGCCGACTTCACGGTAAAGCACTTCTGAGAGTGCAAGATGTCCTTGAATGTCCTATTGCATCTGTGGTATGATTATGATAGAAAAGAAGCGAAAGCGTAGTGACCGAGGAGCGGCTAATAAGCCGCCAGGTCACCTTTTCTATCAATTATGCGTACAAGAGTATCCATTGGACCTCCTTTTTCTTAGTCGAGCCGTCCGCTCTTCTGATTCTTTCGTGCGGACGGTGACGAATACTTCAAGCACTCTGCAAAGGGTGCTTTTCTTATATTTTAAATTTATGTTAAAAGCTTGTTCAAGATGTGGCAAGATCCATAAGCCCGGAGAATGCACGGCCGGGATAAAGTATACACAGAAGATACGGGACAGCGAAGCCGACAGGTTTCGTAACCGCAAGATATGGCGCAGAAAAGCCGATGAAATACTTGAGCGTGACGGTCATTGCTGCAGGGTGTGTCTGTCGGCAGGCGTTATCAACAGCACGGACCTGTCTGTGCATCATATCGTACCGCTAAAGGTCGATTATGACCGCAGGCTTGATAACGATAACCTTATAACGCTGTGCCGCTATCATCACGAGGCGGCGGAACGTGGGCGTATCAGCAGGCAGGAACTGGCAACTATGACTTGTACCGTCGATTTTTCACACCACAACATATAGTGGTATAATGCTATACACCACAATATATAGTGTGCCCCCCTACCCTTGCGATTTTTGAGGGGTCCCGGTCTGACATCTGACCGCCACCTCTTTACACGATATATTCCCGATATGACTTTGAGAGGAGTGAGTATATGCCCAGAGGAGCAAAAACGATAGACAACTGTGCAGGACACAGGACAAAGAAAGAAAAAGAAGCCCGTGAGAAAGCTGAAGCGGCTATGCTCACAGGGCAGAGGTGCTTCGAGCGTGACTGTGTAAAGGCTGATCCGGTAGCGCACAAGGAGTACCTGCGACTGACAAAGTTGCTAAGCACGATACAGAAAAACGATGCACTGTACGGAGCAAGCATTAATCGATACTGCGAGCTGTACAGCGAAGTAAACGCTGTCAAAGCGGATGCAGTAACGCAAAGAGCGGTGCTGTCGAAGATTGAGATAGCTTTTAATAATTTATCGGACGAGGAAATAACAAGCGATGAGCTGATGAAGTTTACAAAGCTGATGACCGGAGCTCTTGCAAAGATAGCCGACCTTGACAAGATAATAATGCAGAAACGAAAAATGATGAGCGACATTGAAAAGGAAAACGGTTGGACAGTGCTTTCCGCTATCAGAGCAATACCGAAGCAGGCGGAAAATTCCGAAGATGACGCTTTAATGAAGATATTACAGGGAGGCAAGAATAATGGGGCTGTTTGATAAGATATTCAGGCGTGACACTGAAGGCACGGATATTGAAGTGGCTTTCGGGCTAAAGCAGATAAGCAATATAACGAGAGAACAGGCGCTTGAAATCCCTGCGGTTTCAGCGGCTGTTAATTTTATAGCCGGCACAATAGCAAGCCTGCCGATAAGGCTGTACAACAGCAATGACGAAGTTCAGACAGCGGCGGAAATCACTGAGGATAACCGCTTGTATCTGCTGAACGAAGAATCGGGCGATACTCTGAACCCGACAGAAATAAAGCGTGCGGTTATCCGTGATATGCTCCTTGACGGAACGGGATATATGCACATAGAGCGGAGCGGAAACGAGGTTTTGGCTCTCAGATATGTCCGTGACAGTGCTGTAAGTGTGGAGAAAAATTCTGACGCTATTTATAAGACTCTCCGTATGCTTGTTGACGGCAGAGTGTACAACCCGTGGGATTTCGTCATTCTCAGTCGCAACAGCGTTGACGGAGGAAAGGGAGTAAGCATACTTGCCGAGAATCCCACGCTCTTGACATCAAGCTATATGCTGTTACAGCTTGAAAAGTCGATGAGCCGCAGAGGCGGTAACAAGAAGGGCTTTCTGCGCACAGAGCACAGAGTAGACGAGCCAGCGTTGCAGGCTATACGGGAAGCATGGAGAAAGCTTTATAGCAACAACGGTGACGGTATGATGATACTGCAGAACGGGCTCGACTTCAAGGAAAGCAGCTCCACCGCCGTTGAGATGCAGTTAAATCAGAACAAGGTGACAAATGCAGAGCAGATAGCAATGCTATTTGGCTTATCTCCCGATGTGCTGTCGGGCAGAGCCGATGACAGAACGTATATCAACAGCATAAGGACAGCCGTACTTCCTGTTGTTTCTGCGCTTGAAATGGCGCTTAACAGGGCGTTATTGCTTGAGAAAGAAAAGCATAGTAAGTATTTTGTCATAGATACTTCTGAACTGCTCAAGGCTGATATTCTGACACGCTATCAGGCGTATCAGATAGGTCTTGCAGCAAACTTCTTACAGCCGGACGAAATACGCTTCAAGGAAAACCTTGCGCCGCTCGGACTTGACTTTATCAAGCTCGGCCTTAACGATGTGCTTTATGATCCGAAAACAAAGCAGATATACACGCCGAATACCGACAGCCACGCTAAAATTGATGATGCGGGCTTGCAAAGCGGCGATGAGGGTGATATAATAGCAGAAAAGAGAGAAAACCCTTATCACGCCAAAGACGGTAAGTTTACGAATGCGCCGGGCGGGAAAATTAAATCCGTTACGGTCAGCGATGACGGCATAGTGACTACGGTTTATGAAGCACAGGCTAAAACAAAGTATGCACCATCGCCACAGAAAAATCACAGCGGTATACAGGTAAAGCCAAAGACTTATACAAAGCTGCGCGGAGAGTTTAATACCATTTATCCGGGTAGCAAAAAAGGAGAAAGTGGATATATAAGTAAAGGCAAGTATCGTTATAAAGTAGAATCAGACGGAGAGGGCGGCATAATTATACGAAAGAAATGGAGGCAGAATTAGTTATGAAAAAAGAAGAACTGTACGGAAAATATCAATCAGAATATCAAAAACGTATTATAGAACGTTTTGCGGATACAATTCCTGAATATATATACCCGCCAAACGATGACGTTTCACGTAAAAATTATGATGTATATATGAGTTTTATCTGCCTTCTTGAAGCCCCAGAGCAATATCAGACGGCAGATAAAGTCATAGATTATTTAGAAAAAAATCCGAAAGCAACAGTCGAAGATACGTGCAAGTATTTTGACGAGATAACACCGGACGGTTTACCGCCCTGCGCTTCTGAATGGGAAGATGACGAGGACGAAGAATGAAATTGAATATGACGGCCGCTCTTAACAAGGGCGGTTTTCTTATGCCCTCGTGCAATCGATTGCACTTGACTTGAACACAAACTTTGCAAAAACAGCCGTTTTTTGTGAAGTTCGGCGCAGATCAGAACCAAACTTAATAATTTTACCGCTCTTAAAAAGGGCGGTATTTTTATACCCACAACACAGAAAGGAGTGATAAAAATGAAAATCGAAATCCGCTCCGCTGATCTTATGCACATCAGCGGATATGTAAACGCTGTCGAGCGTGACAGCAAGCAGCTGCCTGCGTCAATGGCACCTGGTATGACAACGCCGTTTGTCGAACGTATCGTAAGCGGTACGTTTGCAAAAAGCCTTAAAGATCATCCAAAGGTCGAGCTGAGGTTCAATCACAGCAAGGTGCTTGACACTACAGACGGAACGCTTAAACTGCGTGAGGACAGCATAGGACTTCACGCAGAAGCCGACATCACCGACAGAGAGGTAATCGCAGAGGCGAGAGCAGGGCACCTGACAGGGTGGAGCTTCGGCTTTTCGGGAGCACAGGCACACATTGAGCCGTGTGACGAGGGTGTACAGCGCAGAATGATTACGGGGCTGACACTGCACGAGGTGTCAATTCTCAACCGCAATCCCGCATATATCGCCACGTCAATAGAAACGAGAGGCGAGGAAACGACCGTGACGGAACAGCGCAGTGCCGGAAATGATACGGTCGAAGTAACAGACGAAATCCGGGAGTTTATCCCCGATTACAGCAAGGAAATAGAAATTTTACAGCTTATGTCGGATTACAACGACGGAAAGGAAACAGTATGAATTTAAAAGCACTCATCGAAAAGAGAAATGCTCTTATCGCCGATATGAAGTCACTCTGCGATAAGGCTACAGCAGAAACAAGAGCAATGACAACAGAGGAGCAGACAAACTATGACGCTAAGAAGGCGGAAGTCGAAGCACTGAACAAGACAATCCGCTCAATCGAGGAGCAGAACGCTCTTAATCTGAACTCTGCAAAGTCAGACGGCACAGCAACCGACAAGGAGCAGGCAGAGACAAGAGCTTTCGAAAATTATCTGCGTACAGGTCAGATAGTCGAAACAAGAGAAGATGTCAATCTGACAAAGGGCGATAACGGCGCAGTCATCCCTGCAACTATCGCAAACAAGATAATCCGTAAGATTATCGACATCTGCCCTATCTATCAGATGGCAACGAGATACACGCTTGCAGGTACTCTCTCGATTCCCTACTACGACGAAGGAACGCAGGCTATCTCAATGGCGTATGCCACAGAGTTTACGGACCTTGCAAGCACATCGGGTAAGTTCCTCAGCATTGAGCTCAAAGGCTATCTTGCAGGTGCGCTCTCTAAGGTTTCAAGAAGCCTTATCAACAACTCGCAGTTTGACATCGTTTCTTACGTTATAAACGAGGTTTCGATTGCGGCGGCAAAGTGGATTGAAAACCAGCTTATCAACGGCACAGCAAGTAAGATAGACGGTCTTGCCGCAGGCGTTACACAGGTGGTAACGACCGCATCGGCGACAGCTATCACAGCAGATGAGCTTATCGACCTGCAGGAAACAATCCCCGACGTATATCAGGATAACGCCTGCTGGATCATGAACAAGGCTACAAGAACCGCTATAAGAAAGCTCAAGGACAACGAGGGCAGATATATCCTTAATCCCGATGCAACGGCAAAGTGGGGCTATACACTTTTCGGCAAGCCCGTATACACAACAGACAGCGTATCGGCTATTGCTTCCGAAAAGACAGCTATCTACTACGGCGATATGAGCGGCCTTGCAGTTAAGACCTCCGAGGACGTGTCTATCCAGATACTTAACGAAAAGTACGCAACACAGCACGCTGTCGGCGTTATTGCCTGGGTGGAGATTGACGCAAAGGTCGAGAATGCCCAGAAGATTGCCGCTCTTAAGATGAAGAAGGCAGGAGGCTAATAAACTATGACAGTAAAGGCAACGACCAACTTTTCGGGCACCGTCAGTATGGCAAAGGGCGAGGAGCGTGAGCTCCCTGCCGGTCCTGTGCTGAACGACCTGCTCTCCTGCGGGTACATAGTGCCTGTAGACAAGGAGGAGAAAAGTGAAGCTAAGCGAGGTAACAAGCGCAAAGATTAAAGCATTCTGCGGTGTCAGCGATGACGAGGACGGAATGCTTGAAATCTGTGCCGGAGCGGCGAAATCCTATATCAAGGGCTATACGGGGCTTGACGATGCGAAAATAGACGAATATGAAGACATCACGGTGGCTTATTTAGTGCTTATAAACGATATGTATTCCTCTCGTGACTTCTCGTCCGACAAAGCGTCACAGAACCCCGTGACCGCTCAGATACTCGCCCTGCACAGCATAAATCTGCTGAACGGAGTGAATGAGAATGACATTTAACAGAAAAATCACGCTCATATCCTCCGAGCAGAAAAACGGTTCGCAGGGCAAAACAGACAGGGCGGTAAAGACCGTATACGCAAAGGTTTCCGAGCCTGGCGTAACGGCAAAATATGCCGCCGAAACGGCAGGATACAAGTCAGAGCTTACGGTGTATATGTGGCGGCGTGAATACAGCGGTCAGTCGGTCGTACAGATTGATGGCAAGCGGTATCACGTCGAAACAACCGGAGCGGCCGACAGCAACCTGCATATAAAGCTGATACTGGCGAGAGGAGGCTGACAATGATAACAGAAAAGATTGATTCGGCACTCTCGGCGGTATTTGAGCATTTTTACAGCTATATGCCTGAGTTTGAGGACGGCGAAGAACCGGAGAAGTATGCGGTGTACAATTTATCGTACAGAGATACGTTCTTCAGCTCCGGCAGGGCAAATATACGGCAGTATTCCTTGTCTGTGAGCGTATTTTCGCCACAGGCAGACATTGAGCTGTATGACAAAACGCAGACGGCGATAGAGAATGTAGGCGGTATATTTACCGGCACTACCGATTTATCGCAGTTTGATGTTTATCCCAACAGAAAAATTTTAGTCATGGAGTTTACGCTCTATGAGGAAAGGACATAACTATGGCAAAAGTAATACAGGGTACAGATCGTAAGTCTGCTGTATGCACTAAGCGTTTTGCGTATGCGCCGCTGACAACGGATAATGCCGATACGCTGGCATACGGTGATGTGACCGAGATCAAGGACATACTCATCACAACAAAGTACACTCCTAAGATGAACAGTGCATCGCAGTATGCAAGCGGCGTTGAGGTTGACAGCTATGTAGCTAAGGCAGGCGGTACGCTTGACGTAACAATTGTGAACACAAACTCCGCTGACGAGGTGGCACTTTTCGGCGCAAAGGTAAATACGTCAACAGGCGTACTTGAAAGCGGTAAGGACGATGTTGTACCCGATGTAATGTGCATCTACAGCACTATGACATCAGACGGCAAGATAAATCTGTATAAGTTCCCAAAGTGCAAGTTCACTTCACAGGGCGAGAACGTACAGACGACCGATGAGAACGGCGTAACATTCAACAGCCTTGCACTGCAGGCAAACTACAAGGCGCTTATCAACACGGGTGTTGATATGTACTGCGTAAAGGGTCTTGATCCCGTTACAGACAAGACAAGCATTGACGCATGGTTTACGACCGCTTCGGGCGTGATCGTGGCTGAAGCGTAAAAAAGTACAGATATGACGGGGCAGGAAACTGCCCCGAAAATTATCTACAGGTGAAAAATGGAGCTGATATTAAGATACATAGAACTGTTTGAATTATGCCACAGCGACAGTTATGACCCGTTTCTTGTCGATATGGAGCTGAGGTGCCTTGAAGCGATAGGAATACTGCTAAGGCATAATGAAAACCACGACCCTGTAACAGGTCGTTTTACATTCGGAAAGCAGTATATTGATGTTACAGAGGAATATAAAAATAGAGCCACTCCGGGAGAGGGCTCGCTGACATACGATGTTGGGTATAATCTTCGGACACATAAGGAAGAAATTGATTTTGCACAGTGGTTACATAATGAATTTGGCGGAGATATTCATTTGTTAAGCGAATCAAAAGAAGACGGCGTTAAAATGCCTGATTATATCTGGAACGAAAAAATGTGGGACTTGAAAATTATTTCAAGTGAAAAGGCTGCTAATACGGCAATTAAGAGAGGTCAAACTCAAATAAAGAAAAATCCGGGAGGAATTATACTTGATTTAAAAGAGAAAGAATTTTCGCAGGATTTACTAATAGAAATAATAAACAACAGGATGAAATGGTATTCCGAAAATGTCGGCGATATAATGATAATAAGCAACAGAAAAGTGTTCAAAGTACTTAGATATAAAAAATAACAGGGAGCACCGCCCGCCGTAATAGCGAACGACTCTCCCTGAAGGTTTCCCTTATTTAAATTATATCATTAACAGCTAACTTTGTCAAGAAAAAATTAAAGGAGTAACAATGTTCACAGAACTTTTAAACAAGAAAATTTACATCACAGATACTTTATATCTGCGATATGACATAAAAGCGTTTATAGAAGCGGAAGAAAAGGGCATCAGCCCGTTTGAACTGACATTCCCTCTACCGCTTGATTACATCAGAGCGGGGCTCAGGTGTTGCTTTGATGAGCTGGGAGCCGACCCTGTAAAGCGTTCCGAGATAGTGGCATATATGATAAAGGAATTGTCGCAGGAATACCTGCAGGACAGGGTGCTTGCCGCTACGACCGCCGCACTTCCTGCGCCGATAGTGGGAAGTAAGCCGACAGAAGAAAAGCCCGACTTCAAGAAGCTCCGCAGTCTGTTTATAGATATTATGGGGCGGACGGAGGAAGAATTTACATATTCCACACTGTATGAAATAATGGACAGATGGAACGACTACGCAACGTTTATGGGGTACAAAGCCCCGACAGAGAGGTTTGTACAGTATGACGATTAAAGACAGCCGTGCGTACAAATATGCCGTGTGGGCGTCAACGGACAGCTCCGGTAAGGTCGGAAGATACGTCAGAAAGCAGTGCGCCGAATGGCTTAAAGCTGTCGATGACGGTTATGTAGATGTTCAGGAATGGAACAAGATAACCGCACTGCTCAAAGCCATACAGCACCCGGACTTAGGCCGTGATATGTACTCATCGCTTGAAAATTACAGCCTGCTTTTTATCTATGCGGTGCTTTGCACGAAAACAGATGGGAAGCTGTATTACAGCACGGGACTGCTCGAAATCGCCCGAAAGAACTACAAGACGTTCACAGCGGCGGTAATATTCATCATCGGTATGCTGACACTGCCACGCTTTTCCCGTCTGTTCTCTGTAGCTCCCGACTTAAAGCTGTCAAGCGAACTTAAGGTTGCTATCAAGAAAATTATAAAATCCTCTCCGCTGCTTGAAAAGCATTTCAAGGTTATGCGGTCTGAGATACGCTGTCTGATGTGTGATACGGAGTATACTCCGCTTGCTTATAGTAAAGATGGACTTGACGGTAAACTGGCTCACCTGTTTCTTGCCGATGAGGTTGGCGCAATGGACAGCTATCCTATTGAAGCAATGCGTTCTTCACAGATTAACCTTAAAAGCAAGCTCGGTATACTGATCTCTACACAGTACCCGAATGATGATAACGGATTAAAGGACGAAATCGACATAGCAAAGAAACAGCTTGACGGGGTGTACATCTCCGGTAAGAGATATTTTGCGTTACTGTATGAGCCTGATATAGAGATTGTCCCAGACTGGAAGACGAATGATAGCGTGCTTTTACAGTCGAACCCTGTAGCTGTGGATAATGCGGATCTGTTCTCGGAGCTTAAGGACAGTCGTCAGCTTGCCGTGCTGTATGAAAACAAGCGTGAGAACTTTCTCTGCAAGCACTGTAATATTCAGTACAAGGGCATAGGCAGTGAGGGCTATGTTGACCTTATATCCGTGCAAAACTGCTCTGATGACGTGCCGGACGAGTTCTGGCGGGGTAAGATAGTCTATCTCGGACTTGACCTCTCTCAGACTGAGGATAACACAGCGCTCGCTATGATATGCTATCACGAGGGCAAGATATATGTTAAATCGGTAGCATTTGTTCCTGCCGAAAAGGTTGAGGAAAAATCGGTAAAGGAACATGTTAATTACAAGACGCATATTGCAAACGGTGATTGCTTTGCGTGCGGCGATTATATCATAGACTACAGCTTTGTCGAGAATTACATACTGACGCTGAAAGAAAAGTACGGCGTTATAATAGCTCAGCTCGGCTTCGACCGTTGGAATGCGCTCTCCACAGTGCAGAAGCTCGAAAGCGCCGATGATCCGATAGAGTGCGTAGAGATACGACAGCATTCAAGCGTACTCCACGCTCCGACAAAGTGGCTCAAAGAACAGATACTCACAGGAAATGTCGTTTTCGCAAAGAACGAATTGCTTGAAATTAACTTCAGCAACGCCCGCTGTACAGAGGACACGAATTTAAATAAATACGTTAACAAAAAGCGTTCCGCAGGCAAGGTCGATATGGTGGTGTCGCTGATAAATGCGGTGTATCTGCTTCAGCAGGAGATACTCAACGGCGATTGCGGTGTGTTCGTGCAGTATTGACAATGTTCTCCGCTTGCTGTATAATGTAGGCAGAAAAGGAGGAAATACTTATGTATTTGAAATTGTTGACTACTGATTCTGCAACTAATACCGTGAATGGTATACTTATTTTGATTATGTTGCTTATATGCGCGGCAGGCATTTATTGCTTTTATCGCTTAATAAAACGCAGCAAACAAAACGAACAGTATATTGAAGAAAGCGGATACAAGATCACAGATGAATTGGGTGATCTTAAAGTAGATAAAAATAATTCTGTCTGGTGGGTAAAGAACTATTTTGGTGAGCCTATAATTCATAACTTCGGTGAAGTGATTGATTATGAACTTGTCGTAAACGACAACACTGTCAAAGGAAAAGGTGCATTTTCAAGGGCTGTTGCCGGTGGATTACTATTCGGCGGTGTTGGAGCGGTGGCAGGAGCTTCAACAGCAAAACGGGTAACTGTTGTTACGGCACTATATATCAATGTGTATCTGAAAGACGGCACACTTGAAAGAATAAACTTCATTAATACCGCAACTAAAGCAGATTCTTTTACATATAACACGATGAAGGATTGTGCTGAAAAAGCCAGTGCTTTGTTTACGGCTATGATTGCGGACAATGAAAGCAAAAATGCCTCTCCTGCTTCGGCTATAAGTGCGGCAGATGAGATAGCAAAGTACAAAAAACTGCTTGATGACGGCACAATAACCGAAGAAGAATATAATGCAAAGAAAAAGCAGTTGATGGAAATATAACGAGAGATTAAGCACAAAACTGAATAAATCATCCACTCCAAAAGGGGTGGATTTTTTATACCCAAATTTCTGAAAGGAGCGGTTAAATGTCCGATGATTTATTCACTCTTGACTTGTCCGGAATGGACCTTGAAGATCTCATTCAAGTGGTAAACGAAATGGACAGCAAGCTGAACAACAAGATTATCCCCGAAATTCTTGAAGAAGTCGGCAATGAACTGATAGACGAAGAACGGCGAATGCTGCAGGGCAGGTCGAATAAAGACGGATCTCCGACAAAGCTCAGCGGATTGCTGACGAAGCAGATAACAAAAACAGGCAAGCTGTACAAGGTAAAAGCCGGGTATGACACAGCTACAATTAAAGCACATCCTGAAAGCGTGATTATAGAGTTTGGCAGACCGGGTAAAAAGAGCCGCAAGAAAGGCGGCAAGGATAAGCTTGGCAGAAAGATAGGCGCTGTGCAGGCATACTCGCACATCAGAGCGGCGCTTATATCAAAGAAGAAAGCAATCACGGAGCTTGCGGAAAACCGCTTCCGTGATGAAATAGAAGAACTGTGGGAAAAGGGAGGTAAAAAATAATGGCACAGGAACTTACTGCGAATTTCGGGGCAAACAGTACAAAATTTTCTAAGGGCGTACAGGAAATAAAAGCCCAGCTCACCGAGCTTAACAAAGCCCTTGAACTCAATAAGCAAGCCGTTGCAGACACAAACAAAAAAGCTAAGGAGTACGAAAAAGAACTCAATCAGCTGAAAACAGCCGAGAAAGAAAACGGCACAGTTACAAAAGAACAGAAAGCCCGGATGGCAGAGCTTGAAAAGGAGATTGACAAGGCACGCACCAGAGCCGCACAGCTTAAAGCTGAACAGATCGACTTGAAAACCGAGCTGAAAGAAACCACAAGCGAGTTGAAAAAGCAGAAGTCAGGCGTTTCCGGTGTTTCCGATGAGATGAAAAAGATGAAAACGCTGATAACCGGCTTTATTGCGGCTTACGGCGGTAAAAAGCTTTATGAACTGCTGATAGGCTCGAATGACGAAATGGAGCAGTATACAACCTCGCTTGAAGTTATGCTTGGTTCTGCATCAAAAGCAACAGCAATGATAGAGAAAATGCGGGACTTTGCCGCAAAAACGCCGCTTACGCTTGAAAACGTAATCTCCGGCGGTTCGCTTCTGATGAGCTATGGCGTGGACGAAAGCAATCTTATCGATACTATGACAAAGCTCGGAGATCTCGCACGTGGTAATGCTGAAAAAATGGACAGAATAACACTTGCCTACGGTCAGATGCTTGCAAAGGGCAAGGTTACAGGCGAAGAACTTATGCAGATGGCGGAGGCAGGTGTACCGCTTCAGACAGCACTTGCCGAAAGCATAGGCGTGACAGGTGAAGAATTTTCCAAGATGGTTTCCGCAGGCAAGGTCGGCATAGACGATCTGAACAAGGCTATAACTGGGCTTACAACAGGCAACGGAAAGTTTGCGGGAATGATGGAAAAGCAGTCACAGACTATGCATGGTATGCTCAGTACCTTGCTGGATAACATATCCGAGTTCTTCCGCAAAATGGGCGAGGGTGCTTTCGGAGAAGTAAAGTCGGTATTGCAAGATGTCAGCGACCAGCTGGCAGAATGGGAGCAGGACGGAACGCTTGACGAGTGGGCACAGAATTTAGGTGTATTGCTTAAAAATCTTGTTGCTTTTATGAAGCAGGCTATATCTGTAGGTTTCCAGTTCAAAGAGGTAATTCTTGCGGGAGCTGTGGCTCTCGGTACGTTTAAGGTCGCTATAGGAATAGGTAATGTCATAAGTGCGACGGTAGCGTCAATACAGCACTTTACGAAAGCTACAAAGGCGGCAAGAGCGGCACAGGCAACATTTAACGCTGTCGGTGCGGCTAATCCGTATGTGTTTATGGCTTCGTTGTTAGCTACATTAGTGGTTGACACAATTGCGTTCACTTCCGCATCGGATGATGCAAAAAAGTCAATAGATGAATTGAAAGATTCGGCAAACGGAGCGAAAGACAAGGCAGATGAACTATCCGATGTACTTGAACGTTATAAGATCATTAGTAATAGCACAGGCACAGCGGCAGAGAAAACAGAGGAACTCCAGTCATTACAAAAACAGTTGAATGATACGTACAGCACTACAGCTGAAAAGCTTGATCTCGTAAACGGAAAATATGAGGATAATATCGAAAAACTGCAAGAAGCAACAAGGCAGGAAAAAGAGTTAGCATTAGCAAAAGCACAATCATATTACGATGAATTAGCGTCCTCTGACGCAAATCGAAACTATGATGATGTTCACAGTGTAGATTCTGACGAGGATATGAGTGCCGTGAGCAAAATAACAATTGCCGCACATAAAGATCACGAAGGTACGGGCAGAGGAGCATATAAAACCTATCCGCTTTTTGGCGATGCTAATTTGTACGATCAAGTAACTGGAACCGCTCGTCAGCGAGCCGATTATTATAAAGATGTTGTAACAAGGCTTAAAGAAGCAAATCTTGAAGCAACGGAAGCCTATAAAAATTACAACAATTTATGGATTAAGTATGAAGATGAAGCACAGAAAATAGAAAAAGCCAAAATTTCTGTTGATGAATTAACTGATTCAATTAAAAAATCATCAAAGAAAACCGAAGAAAACACCGAGACCAAAAACAATAACATAAAAACCACCGAAGAACTTGCCGACAGCACATCGACACTCGTCAAGAATCTTAACGAGCTGGCTTCCGCCTACGCAGAGCAGGGGAAGAACGGCAATATATCCTATGACACTATGCTGAAGCTGATAGACGCAGGGTATACGCAGTGCATAAGCCTGGACAATGAAACAGGCAAGATAAAGCTGAATACAGAAGCATATAAGGAACTTGCAAAGGCAAAACTTGCTTCACAGATAGCGGAGTACGATGCGACGATCGGCACGTCCGACACACCGAATATTAACTCATACTACGATCAGCAGGAATGGGAAGCAAAAAAGGATCTAAGGCTCAAGCGTGATGCACTGAAGGCAATGTATGACAACTTCGATACCTATATGGAAGCTGGCAGTTTCAGCAGTACCGGGAATTCGTCCGAGAAGTCAGAAAGCAGTAAAGACAATGAATTCAAAAAGGCATCTGAGGCATATAAGACCGAAGCAGATAAAAAAATCGCCCTCATAAAGCGTGAACTTGAAGCAAAGAAAGAGCTTCGTGATGCTACAATAAAAGCGATTGACGATGAAATCGAAGCCCGCAAGCGTCTGAATGAGGACAACGATCTTGAAAAGCAGATAAACGAAGTTAAAGCACAGCTTAAATACAGCCAGCTTGACGAATTCTCCCGTGAGCAGATGGAGAAAAAGTTACAGGGATTGTACGATGATAAGGCGGAAAAGGAATGGCAGAGAAATGCACAGGAGCGCAAAAATGCCGCAAACGCAAAGTATGAAAGCGAGCAGAAAAGCTACAACAATCAGATCAGCGCAATCAATGAGAGCCTGAAAACCGTACAGCAGATAATGTCGGCTATGGCCGATGGCTCAAAAACCGTTGAAAGCATAGTCAATAACGACAACACACGGAATAACACAGCGAATGTCAATCTTATCGGTACGGCTCTGACAATGGCTCAGATAACAAAGGCGGTCAAGGACGCACTGATGGACGATATTGTAATCAGATAGGAGAAAAGTATGGAGAAAATCACATTTTCAACCGTTCTCGGCACGGCGGTGACTATCGATGATGTTAATACATCATCCGACGCAGACGGATACATACCGCTCCACCTGCTTAGCTTTGAGGGAAATGCTCTCGGATATAAGCACGACAGCTCCGAGCGTGTAGGCTTTGACGGTGCGGGATTTTACGGCGCAAAAGCAAATGTCCGTACTATCACCGCAGAAATTGCTCTGCTTCCTCGCAACGGAAAGCCGGCTACAATGTACGAACTTCGCAGAAAGCTCCTGCGGTACTTTCCCGCCGGTGTTGAAGGTACGCTGAAATACACGAACAGCGCCGGCAAGACATATCAGATTGAGGGCGTTGTCAGTGAGCTTCCTGCGGTAGAACGGCAGGCAGGTGTGCTGTGCACAGCGAAAATATCGATACTGTCATACGTTCCGTTCTGGCGTGTAAAAGCGGCAGATGTGGAATTGTCGGCAGCTGCGGGAAAAACGCAGTCGGTAAATTTCACAGCGCAGACGGAGGATAAAGTGCCGGCTATGCTCAGCATAACGGCAACAGCTGCCATGACGGGTACCGATACGCATTCGGCAATAATTACGCTTTCGGGGCGTGAAATGCCTGTGTCGTACAACAGCATGAGCGTCTACGGCAAAGAGCCACAGGGAACATACAAAAGCGCCACAGGAGAGCTTCAGCTGACAAAATATCTGAGCACAAGTGATGTGATAAACATCGACTGGGGACTGCTTGGCAAGGTGTATATACCGTATTTGCAACGTTCCGGTATCGACCTGATAAAGTCAACATCGCAGTATATCTATCCTGGCAATAACAATTTATCGGTAAAGAACATTGCAACAGCAGGCACGATAAAAGCAAAGCTGGTGCGTTTTGATTATGTAAGGAGTATCTGATGATAGTTAGAGTATACGATTTTTTATCGGTAAAGAAGCCAAAGTTCTCGCAGAATCTCGTCGGTATCGTATCTGATATTGAAAGTTTCAAGTATACACGCAGAGCATACGACATCGGCAGTTTCGAGATGACAATACCTACACATGCTGATGAAGCCGGATGTATACAGCCGGACCGTATGCTGATAGTCGGGGAAAAGCTCGGTCAGACATATATAGCAAGCGATCCGACAAAGCGTATAGTAAAAGGAACGTTTCTTTATGTTACAGACATTGAGAAGAAGGACGATAAGATAGCCGTCACCGGATACGACTTAAAGTATCTGTTTGCGCTTCGTGTCACGCTTTTTCCAAAAGAAGAACAGGACAAGGGAACATACGGCTATTATGTCACAAGTGGCACGACATTTTCGTGTATCTCGGACATCGTCAACTACAATATCGTTAATGCTACAGACAGCGACAGACAGATATACGGTATGTTCGGTATAACGATGCCCGTTGACCAGATTAACGCAGACCCGCCGCTTACAGGCATACAGGATGACCGCTACATGACACGTCTTGAGCCTGTCAGCACAGCAATTTTTAATCTGCTAAAAAACTGCAAGACGCATTTTTACGATATGCGGCTGATTATAGATGATAATGCGGAAGACGGTGACAACTACAATCCGCACATGGAGTCAAGCGAGGATAAGCCTGTTATCATCATAGACGAGAGCAGGTATAACATAAAAAGTTATACACGCAAGGACGGAACATCGGCATACAAAAACGCTATATATGCCGTAGTCGGTAGTGGTGATGATGTCACGGTAAAATGCGTGAAGCGCCCCGATGATACCGCAAGCGGAGTAAAACGCAAAGAGGTTGTGCTTGATGTCGATACCGACAGTGTAGCCGAGATAGACAGATACGCACTTAAGGCAGCGGAAGAATATGTAATATCCGATGATTTTGAGATAGAACCGCTGTTTATGGATGATGAAACCGAACCTGAGCTTGCACAGAAGGTATCTATCCGCATTGACGGAGTGGAGTACGAAACGGTCATAACTGAAATTACAGACGAGTACGCAAACGGCAAGCATACGCAAAGCTATGTCTGCGGTGACAAAAAGCTGAAAGTGCTTAATGTGCTGAACAAGGCAACGGCAGGAAATACGCAGAAAATCATAAACAACAAAATTACTACCGGTAATGCCGGCGGTGTCGGAAAGTTTACCAACGCAGATAAAAACTGTGAGGTGTTCAACGACTACAAAAACAATGTTGCATCAGCGTACTATTCTCATGCCGAAGGGTATAAGACTACAGCTAACGCTCCGTACAGCCATGCGGAGGGGAGCAACACTGTAGCGTCAAATCCGTCCTGTCATGCAGAAGGGACAGGGTGTGTGGCGAGCGGTCAGAGCTCGCACGCAGAGGGCGAGAATTGCCGTGCAACAGGCAGTTATTCTCATGCCGAGGGTCATAATACGATTGCGAGCGGTATCGGTTCTCACGCTTCCGGCTGGGGTACGGTGGCAGGAGATGAAACGTTCGCAATAGGAAAGTGGAATAAAACAAGCAAAGGATTGTTCGTTGTAGGTAACGGACATGATTCATATTACGGAGCAAGCAGATCGGACGCTCTGGTGCTTGACAGTGGCGGTAATCTGCATATATCCGGAAAGCTGACGGCTGACGGGGGTGTCGGCTATGTGCTTCCCTCTGCAACCGCCGACACGCTCGGCGGTGTTAAGATAGGCGATAATATATCGGTAACGGCTGATGGGGCTATCTCGGTTAATCTGTCGGCATACCTGAAAAACACGGATATAGCGGACTGGGCAAAAGCTGAAAGCAAGCCTGCGTATACGGCAAGCGAAGTCGGACTTGGCAATGTAGACAACACTGCAGATATAGACAAGCCTATATCGACAGCGACACAGATGGCACTTGACGGCAAGGATTACCTCAAAGCTACAGAAATAACCGGACAGACTATTGATTTAAACGATATTACGCTGAACACGGCATCAGACAAGGGCAAAAGCAGACGGTATTTTTGCACATCGGCATCTGCACAGAATATATCAAACCGTCCCGTGTCTGCAAATGAGCCTTTTGAGCTTACTGTTGACAATATCCGCTATGTAAATGCCGACGCATATAACAGCGTCCAAAGGTACACGTCCGCTACCAGAAAGCGGTCGTACACACGCTGGTGTGACGATAATATATGGCGAGCATGGATGTGCGATACGGATATAGTTATATATGGCACTGTAACGTCAGAATTGCCCAAAAGTTTTGACTATGCCACATACGGCGAAGGTTACAATCAGGTAGAGATTGAGCCGTACTATGACAACAACGCAAGCCCTATCAGAAACCGTATTGTTTTGACGTTGACAAGTGCTACATTCTACGACAGAGATGTGCTGACAGTCGGCGATTCTGTCGAGCATCTGAAAATCGAGAACGGCACCGTTACGATGTCATTGACAGGAACAAAAACCCTGTCATTTATGATAAAATACACAAACAAGAGAGCGTAGGTGATGAAAATGCAGATATTTCCGGATGGAACGTTTGTCCTCGGTGGCATCGAAACTGAGGACGCAGTAATGGAGGGCGCAAGAATTATCCCGGATGACAGTGAGGAAGCGCTCGCAATACTCGCAAAGCAGGGAAAAGAAGAAGCAAACAGCGCCGAATAGGCAGAAAGGAAAAGTTATGGAAAAGTTAAGTAGTGTTTTCGGGGCGATAGTGGCAACTATCGGCGGTGTGATTGGCTGGATATGGGGCGATTTTACGCCCTTGCTTGCCGCTCTGATCGTGTGCATGGTGCTTGATTACATATCCGGTGTTGCGTGTGCAATTGTCAGAAAAGATGTGTCAAGCGAGGTCGGCTTCAAAGGCATAGTCAAGAAGATACTGATTTTAATGCTTGTAGGTGTTGCACACGTCCTTGATGCGTATGTACTGAACAGCACTCCTGTATTACAGTCAGCGGTGACAATGTTTTTTATCGCAAACGAGGGCATATCGCTCGTGGAAAATGCGGCAGGGCTTGGCATACCGATACCAAAGAAAATGCTTGAAGTGTTAAAACAGTTGAAGCTTAAGGGCGACAGCACCGAGAAAAACGAAAGCGAGGAAAAATAGTATGAGCGGAAAGTATAATTTTAAGTGTCATGTGCTGGAAAGCAAGTCAGAGTATTGCACAGCCGATTACGGCACAAGAGAGCCGTCTTACAGCACACATCACGGTATGGATTTTATCAATGACGCAGGCCACGCTTGCAATGCAATTGCGGTAGCAGACGGTGAGGTTGTAGCTGTGCAGGATTTTGTTGACGGCTTTAGCGATACATATACAGCAGGCAACTACGTCCGCATTAAGCATGAGAGCGGAGTATACAGCCGTTATCTGCATCTGGTCAAGGGCAGTGTAAAGGTTAAAGTCGGCCAGAAGGTTAAAGCCGGCACGGCGTTAGGCAAGGAAGGCAACACAGGCTACTCTTACGGAACGCATCTGCACTTTGATGTGTTTGACGGTACGCAGTATGTAGATCCTCTGCCTTATCTTCTGGGCGAAAAGTCTTTTTATAAGGCAAAGAAGCCTTCAAGCACTGCTATTACGGCCGGAAGCAATGTCAGAGTAAAGGCAGGAGCGACATTTTCGGACGGTACAAAGCCGTTTACGGAAGTCTACAACACTGTTTATGACGTACAGCTGCTGTCACGCAACGGCAAGGAAGCCCGTATCGGTATAGGAGAGCAGTGGACAGGTTGGATGTACATATCGGATCTTTACCCTGCCGAACAGTCGGCACCGTCAGCAGATTTTAAGACGGTAAAGGTTGGCGGTAAGGTTAAGGTCAATGCCGGTGCTACTTTTTCTGATGGTACGGAACCGTATCCGTTTGTTTATACGACGATTTTTGACGTTATCACGATGTCAAAGGACGGCAAGGAAGCGCTGATAGGTATCGGTACTGATGTTACCGGATGGATGTACGTTAAGGATTTAAAGGCTGAATAA